GTCCTGTCCGTACCCAGCATCGTTGCGGCGGAACTTGTGGCGATGACCGATCCTCACGAGATCGAGATGCGGATACGGACTGAGCTACGGCGGGTGCTGGACAAATTCGTCACCATGGCGTGCAATGAACATGACTGATACGAGCGCAGAACCCTACCGGGTGGCAGACGGCTATGCTGCCTATATGGAGGGGTTCGCAAAGGGCGTTGAGCCCGATCCAGATATGTGGATCGACGAATGGGCTGATGCGCACATGATCATCCCAAAAAAATCTGGATCGGCGCACCCAGGGCCATACCGCACTGATCGGACGCCATACGCCAAAGAGGTTATGCGTTGCCTATCCCCGTTGCATCCGTGCCGGCGTGTGATTGTGATGGGGGCGTCGCAATTGATGAAAACACAGGTTGGGTTGAACTGGGTCGGTGGGAGTATCCATCAGGCGCCGGCAAACATTTTGATTTTGCTCCCGACGCTGGCGATTTCGAAGCGCGTGTCATCGAGGATAGGCGAAATCATCCGCGTTGTACCGGCCCTGAAGGATCGCGTCGCCGAGCCGAGGTCGAGGGATGCGCGGAACACGATAGACACCAAAGAGTTCGACGGCGGAACGCTGTATATCACCACGGCCGGGAGCGCGTCGAATCTCGCAGAAATCCCAGCGAGGTACGTATGGGGGGACGAGGTTGATCGCTGGGAGATCAACGTCGACGGGGAAGGCGACCCTGTCCAGTTGGCGGAGGCCCGTGCCAGTACATTCGAGTACAACGCCAAAATCTATTCTTCCAGTTCGCCGACAATTTCCGGTCAGAGCCGGATCGAGGCGCTGTTCATGGAGGGGGACCAGCGGCAGTACCATGTGCCGTGCCCACATTGCGACCACTCACACGTTCTGCACTGGGAGCAATGCCGGTGGGATGACTCCGTTTCATCGGCCTGGTTTGTCTGCCCGGAATGTGGAGCGGAAATTTACGAACACCACAAACCGGGCATGCTGAGAAATGGAGAATGGGTGTCCTCCACCGCTGGGGATGGTCGGACTGTGAGTTTTGTATTTCCCGCGCAATATGCGCCCGTCGGCTGGGTCTCGTGGCTGTCCCTGGTGCGCCAGTATCTCGCGGCGAAATCTGCGCTGGCGCGAGGCGATCAAGAGCCGATGCAGGTGTTCTACAACACCCGCCTGGCCAAGAGCTGGAGCCATGCAGAGGAAACCGCCAGTTCGGATCAGCTCAAGGCGCGCGCCGAGGATTACGCGCTGCGGTCCGTCCCGGATCAGGTGTGCATCCTCACCGCTGCGGCGGATGTGCAGCCGAATCGGATCGAGGTCGATATCTACGGATGGGGTGAGGGGATGGAACGATGGGTTATCGACCATCAGGTGTTGTGGGGCGCCCCCTCCGAGGACGCCGTCTGGAGGGATTTGGACGGCATCCTGTATGGGGAACTCCCTCACCCGTCTGGGGCTATGCTGAAAATTTCCTCGGCGCTCATTGACTCTGGTGGATCTAATACACAGGATGTGTACAACTACTGCCGGACGCGACGCAACAGAAAGATTCTCGCCATCAAAGGCGCCAGCCGGCCGGGGCAACCGATCATCGCCAGCCGGCCCAGGAAACAGGACATCAATTACAGGGGGCGGTCGGAGAAACACGGTGTCGAGCTATGGTTCATCGGCACGGACACGGCCAAGGACTGGCTATCAAGCCGATGGCTGCTTGACGGTGGTCCTGGAGCTATTCATTTCTCCAAGGACCTGCCAGACGAATTCTTCAGCCAGATCACCGCCGAACGGCGACTTACACGGTATCGCAACGGGCATAAGATAACGGAATGGGTCAAGAACAAAGCGGACCGAAACGAGGCCCTGGATTTGGCTGTATACAACCTGGCAGCGGCCTATTTTCTCGGGCTGCACCGAAAAAACAAAAACGATTGGCAAGCGATGCGAGCGTCGCGTTTGGTTCAGCAACCGCGGTCGGATCAGGCACAAAAACCGGACAGCATGCCGTCTGAGAACAGACCCGCTTCGAGGCCGCGAAAGATTGACGATCACGGGTTCGGACACGACGGATGGAGCCTATGACAAGCGACAACAATCCGGCATCAATATCGCGGGCGACCCTTGAAGCGGATGCCATGGCGGCGATACGAAAAGAGCTGGTCCGTGTTGTCCGAGAGGGGCTAGGGTTTTCCGAAGCGGCCTCCGTCGAGGTGGCGGCGCATCTTGCAGTGAACCTCCGGCGCCAAATATCCGCGATGCGAATCCCTTACGCGACATTGAAATCAGCGAGGGATCGGCAGGTAGCCGCGATGTTCAACGGCAAAAACCATGATGATGTGATGAGGGAGTACAACATAAGCCGCGCGACGTTTTACCGGATCATTCGGCAAAGAGATCAATATGACAAATAGTCTCATTTAATACGCAATTGAGATTGTTTGTGTGCGAGAGTCAGTGTGTAAATTCGGCGAGAATTGGGCATGGCATACACGTCGGCGGACCTGGAGTCGATTGATCGGGCGATTTCGTCCGGCGAATTCACGGTCAAAACGCAGGACCGGATGGTGACGTACCGCACAATCGACGAACTCATGCAGGCGCGTGCGCACATTGCCAGCGCACTCAGTGCGCAATTGCAGGGGTCTTCGAGACTATACCCACGGCATCAGCTCGCCGATTTTTCGGACGACTGACTGTGAACGCCATCGACCGGGCCATTGCGTATATCTGGCCGAGCCGCGCGCTTGAGCGTGCGCGGGCGCGTAGGGCGCGCGCGGCCTACGAAGCGGCGAAGCCGGATCGACTGCACAAAAACCGCAGGGACACCGGGAGCGGGAACGATGCGGTGCTCCGCGCGGGGCTCAGTCTGCGGCAGCAGGCGCGCCACCTCGAACAGAATTACGACATCGCCCTCGGGGTATTGAACATTCTCTGCAACAACATCGTCGGCGCGAACGGTATCGGCGTGGAGCCGCAGCCGCGCCGAAGCGACGGCAGTATCTCCAATGAATTGTCACGCGACCTGCTCAAGCTCTGGGGAGACTGGTCAAAGCGTCCGGACGTTACGTGGCAGCACGATCGCGCTAGCATGGAGCGGATGGCCGTCCGCACATGGATGCGCGACGGGGAGGTCTTCGCACAGATTGTCGAGGGGCTTTCCCCATTCATCGACCACGGGACGAAAGTCCCCATGTCGATTGAATTGCTCGAAGCGGATTACGTCCCCATGGACAAGGCGAGCTTGTCGCCAGTCATCCAGCAGGGCATAGAGATCAACGCGTGGGGGCGCCCGGTTGCGTATCACATCCACAAGAGCAACCCATCAGAAGGCGGTCTCAGGTCCTTTGCCATCGAGACAAAGCGGGTGACTGCGGATCGCATCCTGCATATTGCAAACCGTCATCGGATACGCCAATTGCGTGGCGTATCTGTGTTCGCCTCGGTGCTGAATCGTTTCGACAATCTCAAAGACTACGAGGAGTCGGAACAGATCGCGGCAAAGGTCGCCGCCTCGATGGCGGCCTATATCCGCAAGGGGGCGCCGGATGCCTACGACGCCGGGATAGATGGACAGCAAGAGCAGCGGCAGATGAAGTTCCGCGCTGGGATGATTTTCGACGACCTCCGCCCCGGTGAGGAAATCGGCACAATTGACACCAATCGCCCCAATCCAAACCTTGAGAGCTATCGATCGGGGCAGCTAAAGGCCATTTCGGTAGCGACCGGTCCGAGCGCCAGCAGCATTTCAAAAACGTACGATGGTAGCTACAGCGCGCAACGACAGGAGCTTGTTGAGGGGTGGGGCGTGTATCAGGTGCTTTCGTCTGAGTTCGTGGCCAGATTCTGCCGACCGGTATACGAACGATTCGTCAGAATGGCGATCCTGTCCGGGCAGATCACCGTCCCGGCGGATATCATTCTCGACTCAGTGGATGATGCCATCTTCATCCCGCCGGAGATGCCATGGATCGATCCTCTTAAAGAGGTCGAGGCGTTCGCATTGCAGGAAGACCGCGCCTATTCGAGCGGGCCGGAGATCATCCGACGCAGGGGGCGCAATCCGATCGACATGCTCGATCAGCAAGCCCGCTGGCTGGAGGAAAAGAGGCGCCGCGGATTTGAAACGAATCAATCGGGATCGCGCACAAATGCCCGATCCGAAGATCAACAGCAGTCGCAATAGCAAAGAAAAGGGTGTGGTG